CCATCAACATCAATGGAAAAAAAATCTATATTATTCTTATTTATTTGATTTGAAATTAACTTATTAATATTTTCCTGGATAACGTCATTAGGATCTAAACCCAACGATCGGCATGAATTAATCCAATACCACATAACATCGCCAAGTTCTCTTTTAATGTGAAACTTTGTGTCGTCATCCAAAGGTTTACCTTGGAATATACATTTTTTAACGATCTCTGCAAATTCTCCTCCTTCTGAAGCTAAGCCTATGGCTCCTGTTAATAACAGTGACATCTTAACACCAGATTCTTCCTCCAACCTATTCAATGTTTCTACTAGGTCTGTTGTACGGCCTGAAGAACCAGATGTTACTTCTTCTACAAAATCTTTGTATTTGTTTAAGTCTATCATGATTCGCTCATACTCACATCACTTGGACGTTCTTGCGAATATGCTAGGACGCAATCTGCGTCTACCATTCGTAGTACTATTTCTTCATCTCCATTATCTATTTTACAACTCCTAGTCCAACGACCGTGTTCGATTAGAATCCATTCTCCGACAGAATAATCATCTTCATTCCGCGGGCCTTTTGCATACACCTTACCCCATCTAGGATAGATGCCTCTAGTTGTTGTGTCGTCGTCTAAAACAATTAATCCTGCCTTAGTTTTCTGCTCTCCGAAATGCATATCACTAACCAGAACTCTATCTCTAATAGGGCGTAAATCCCCTTTGATTGTATGTAAGTTTATAGCCATTATTCACCTTTTTTTACAAAGTTACCATCTTCGTCTTCAACCCAATCTTCGTTGTCTTCTGCAACAACTAATGGATCTTCAACTGCTTCTTCTGCTCCTGATGCAAGTTCTGCTCTTGACATCATTCCTTCATCAGGAACTCCTGGATTAGAATCATAGTAGTCTTTAAGAACTTGTTCTCTAGTTCTTACAATTTCACCACCAGGCCCTAATTCATCGCCACGTGCATTTACTTTTGCATTTCCAACAGCAGGAGTAAGCTCATTTTTTTGACGTAGTAAATCCATATCAACGACTTTACCTTGCATTGATTTGTACTGTTTACGTCCTACTTGTTTCATCGGCATGATATTACCTCCTTTGTTATATATGTACTTATCTCAGGAACTCGTGCCAATCGAGTCCATATTGGATTGGGTTTATTTTATGTATACCTATTAGATATAACACATAACTAGCAACACTAGATCCTCTACCCACGCCCCAAACTATATTATTTTTTCTCATAAAATCAACAAGGTATACCATGTATCTTAAAACATCTAACATACCACGTTCAGTAAATGCATTAATCTCGTCATCAATCCTTAGACGCTCTGTTGACAATTCTGTTGTGCCATAACTTGTTGTTTGTAGTTCTTCCATTAACTTTGCTTTACACCATTCATGTATGTCAAGATTTTTATATTCTTCTGGCATAAACCATTCGCTTTGACATACACCGTCAAATGTTTTTTCGTCTACATCTAATGGAACATATTTTGTAAGAGTTGGAAGACCTTGCTCTTCCATTGCAGTATTGAATCTGTCTATATCATCACTTGGGTCACATAATACCATGTGACATTTGTCAACATGGCCTGTATAGATCATATCCATTAAATCACGATTAGAAAATCGTGGTATACCTAATTCATCTGTTTTCATCAGCATATCTTTATATTAACTGATTTTTATCAAGTTGTCAAGTGTTTTATTGTCTTCTTGTGGATCTTTTTCTGCGGATCTTCTGCGTTCTGCTTCTAGCCTAAGCTCGTCTATTATCATAACCATCTGACTCCTAACTTGTTCGTTATTTGTCATCCAATATTTTCTATTAAGTGCGTCTAACTTGTTACCTAGTTCAACATCAGATAAAGTTTTGTAGTCCTCTGCTAAGGGGTGGTTCATGTACCAAACGTACCAACAAATTGTGCATATACAATAGTGCCGCCGTCTGATGTCCAAAAGTCAACAATTTTAGGTTGTGTAGATGAAGCAATAGCAAATGATCCTGGAAAAGCACTATCTTTTCTAAGTGTTCCTCCACTTGTTGCCCAAGTAACTACCCTTGAAGGACCGTCGCTTGTAACAACCATTCTCAATTTACCTAGCTTTCCAGAAGCTGGCCACTGAGCAAGTGTAAGTGTAAGATCTGCACCAACTTGAATAGTTTGGTAACTACCATTTGACCAGTTTACATTTTGTGGAGCAGAAACATTTCCTATGCCATATGCAACATCAGTTGTGGCTAAAAAGTTAGCTTCTTGTATTGTCTCACCATTAAAGTCGTTAGTTGCATTAAGTTTAGCAGTATTTGTATCTAAAGATGAAAGGTCAGCCCTTGCTTTTGTTAGTGTAGTTTTAATATTATTAAAATTATCTCTAAAGCCCTGACTGTCGTTATCCTGACCTGCAACAGGGTATGTTGCGTCGATAGCATTTATCTCAGTTAAACTTGTTGTTATAGCCATATTTCTTTCTCCATAGTATTTATATCATTTAAACATTGTATTCATAGTTATGAAATAGCAAGTATTGTTCGTTAGAATTGCCAGTTGTACTGTCTATCACATATCTATCTATGTCGAAGTCAAACTGGTTAAATTTAACATTGGCAGTATTTAAAGCATTTATTATAGTTGTACTATTGCCAGGTTTAACGTAACATAAAGGAACTGCCTTAACATATCCTAAATTTTCTATTGAACCAGGTTGTGAAGTACGCATCCATAATGGTAAAAAGTTTAATTCAGTCTCTCCTACAGCCCTAATATTATCTCTCATGTTAGTAATATTGCTTATATACTTTTTGCCTTCGTTGCCACCATCAACACTTATAGCAAGACTGTCTGCTTTTACAGTATTTTCAGGAACTGGTCTAAATCTAAACGGATCTTCACTTCCTTGTACGTCTGGCCTAAAAGTAATATCGCCTGACCTTAGTGTAGCACTAATAGGATTTGAAGTTACTTGTACGTCTGCAGTTCTTGTCCCTATTGTAAAAGCTGGTAACAGTTGAAAGATAACATCTCCGCCTCTGGTACCCATTCTTAGACCAGTAGGTTCTAAGTTTTCTACACTATCAGCATCTAAGTTATACATTGTTTGATCCACTGTTCTTTCAGTAGGATTAAATGTTGTAAAGTGTTTTCTTGTCTTTTTAATTGCATCTTCTGGGTCTATTACTTCAACATAAATTACTTCGTATACTTCTGTAGTTGTTCCTGGTGTTTTTGCTACTGCACTTTTTATATCGCCTAGTCTATATGTTTTTCTCTTATGATTTTTTGCTGTAGCGGCTACATAATTATTAACGGACTTAGTTTCTATTCCAGCATACACAAGCATCTGCATAGTTTTTTGTATTCCAAATTTAGGATCGTTTGGTCTATATATTAATGAACTGTCAAACAAGTTATTATCACTAACAATAAGTTCATAATTACTTCTTTGTGTTGTTTTTAGCATTGGCCTTATGTATAAATTACTATAAAGTTTATCATCAGGATCAGTAACCTGTATTGTAAATTCTCTTGTTATAGCACTATAGCCAAAATGATCTTGTACTTTAACTGTAAATTTAAATTTCCTATCAATAGAAGTTGTATTACCGTCTAGTTGTAATCCTGCGTTATCAAACACAGTCAATCCTAAATTTCCTACAGATCCAAAACTATTAATCTTTCCTATAATTTCTCCGTCGTAGCTTAATGCAAGTCCAGGAGGTAAGCTACCACTAGTTAGTGTATATAATAAGTTTGCTCTAGGAACAGTAGAAGTAGCTACTACACTCAATGTGCTAATATAGTTACTATTGATTGTTCCTAAGTCTGCTTTTGTAGTCCATGCAAGAACACTATCAATCTCTCCAAGCATACTGACAGTAAACGTTTTATCTTTAAAACTAGTTTCAGCTGTTGTCGCCGCCTGCCTAAATGCCCGTATTGTAAATTTGTATTGTTTTGTAACTGCTGGTTGGTATGGTACTTTACCTGCTATTTCTCCATTAATTGTATCCAATGCCATTCCTGGCGGTAATGCACTAGTACTTCCATCATCATTTGTGGTTTGTAAAGAATATGATATGACGCCACTTAAACTGTTAGGGTCTATCACATCTAAAAATAATGTGACATAGTTATTAGCTCTTCTAAACCCAAAGTTCGCCGGAGTTAACCAAATAGGAACCCTAATATGGGAGTTGTCAGCAGTAAACACGCCATTTGCAACCTGCATGATAGTATTGTCTGCTCTAAGGAAGTCATCTCCTACAACATAAATTCTAAATTTTCTTTTAACAATGGTATCACCGTCACTAACAGAAACAATAAATTCGTAAAATCTGTTAAGTTTTTTAGGACTATTTGAAGGTGTAGATGTGTCATAAATTACTGTATCGTAAAAGAAGCTATCAAAACCGTTATCTGGTCTTATGCCAAAATCAAACGGATAATTTCCATAGTTATTAGTATCATACTTTCCAGATCCTGAGGCATCTTCTAATGCTAGTATTGGTTCTACAACACCTACAAGTTTACCGTCAGTTGTTAGCTGTATTCCTGGAGGCAATTCTCCATCACCTTCTTGTATGTAATACTCTAAAGTATCTCCTGCAGATAAATCAGTATCTGTTGCAACTAATTGAAAGTCTAAAGGAGCACTATCAATAATATAAAATGTGTTATTTGGGCCTACCGGTAATAAGTCTTCTGCGGTTACCCAGGTAGGTGCATCTGCGCCTGTGACTATTATACTATAAGTTCTATCATCAATAACTCCGTTTTGATTTGCTCTAACAACAAATTTGTAAACTGTATCTCTTGTTACTTCTAAAGGAGTGCCTACAAGATTTTCGCCACTTAATCTCATGCCTTTGGGTATTGTACCACTTACAAGGCTTATAGTCATATTATTACTAGCTAAAGGAAGGTATTCACTCTTTATAGGAAGAGCATATGTAGTTGTGACTCTTTCAGATAATGTTGTTAATGTTGTGCCAGATAATGATGTCCAAAAAATAGCCATAATAACTCCTTATACTATATTTATAGGAATTAGAGACTGCCGCCTTCTATTGAAACTGCTTGTGGAGACGCAAAAGTACCCATATCATAGTCTGTCGTAAGTATAATAAAATCCATGACATTTGTTGCTGTCAAATCAAGACCACCCATATCAAAGTCTATCAAAGACGAACTAACACTTCTAATATCGATGCCATAAACTAAACCTTCTAAAGCACCGTTAAAATTAGATGCTGTAATAGTTCCACCATTAGTAACATTGTTTCCGTTAGCATCTAAATTTCCGCTTAGAGTAGGTGATGTATCAAGAGCTACTAATCCCGATCCAGTAACATTAATTTTAAGATTGCCACTTTCTACTTTAGTTTGTACATTTGTGCCACCCTGTATATTAGCTGACTGTCCACCTCCGGGCAAAATAATACTTCCGTCATCACTTATTAGTATTAACTGTGTAATACCTGAGTCTGCTGTAATACTTACAGTATTACCGCCAGGCGTAATGGTTACACCAGCACCTGCCTGTAGTGATTTGAATTGCAATGTATTATCAGATTTTTGTGCAAATAGTCCAGTGCCTGTTCCAAGATTAGATGCCTGGACATTTACGCTTGTTACTGATGTATTCAATTCTGTAAAGTTATCGTTTACCTTAATGAACGCTTCACGTAGATCATCACCTGTTCCGTCGTTTGCTATATTTCCTATGTTAATAGCTTGAATAGCCATCTGCTTGACTCCTTATATTGTATTTACCAGCTAAAATTTATTTCTTAATTCTAATATTAGCATTGTTAATTTGTATGCCCCGGCCTAAAACTCTTCTTTTCCCTTTGCGTGTTCGTCTATCTATATTTCCTTGATAAAGAACTTTTGGATCTCCACCTTCTAAACTATTATAATCAGTCCAGTTTGAATCATTAGTAGTGGTTGATTCTGTACCAGTGTAAAAGTTTGATGCATCTTGGTTGTCTAAACTTTTAATCCATTGTTTAATCTGTCTATAAGTCCAATCTCTATTGTGTTCTAATACTGTCGATATAAATCCTGCGGCTACAGGACATGCCGCACTAGTGCCACTAAAACCTGTATCTTCTCCAACACCTGCTCCTGATCCACTGTTGTAAGTAAAGCCAGGATATGTAGATGGATAGTCACCCTCGGGTGTATATTTTACATTTGCGGCAAGTGTGCCATCAGCAGGTAGATAACAATCTATACCTTCTCCGCGATCGCTATAACCAACTTTTGCTTCTTTAGATGAATTATAATCATCATCTAACGCACCTATATTAATTGTTCTGTAATCTATTGTGCCGTCACCTTTAGTATGTTTTCCACCTTGTTGTGGAAAGCCTCTACGATTGGTTGTTCCGGTAACCTCTACACTAAATTCTTGGAACGAGCTTTGTTCTAAAGTGTCTGTATTATTTGTTGCAATATAATTATTAAAGTCTACATGTCCGTCGTTTACTTGTTTTTGATTACTGTTGCCCGCCGCACATACAAATATTACACCTGAATCTATTAATTCATCTAATGCTGTTGTCATAGAATTGGTTTTCATTTCTGATTTCCAACGTCCACTGTCCCCTTGTGAGCCCATGTGACTCAGCCAAGAAATTCCTGTTTCTGCTGTATAAGAAGTTGCAGAACCACCTCTGAAGTGATAATACCATGGAGGAGATGTTGGAGATTTATTAGCTCTGTATCCCCAACTGTTTGAACTAAGTGTAGGGTTTTTATTTCCGTACTCTGGATTAATTGGCTTCATTACATGGAAAAGTTTTTGCACATCAAAGCCTGATTCAATACCTGAACCATCTGCACCATATAAATTTAATACCCACTTGTTTGCATTGTATGCCCATCCTTGTGTTCTACCAAAAGTTAATGCACAACAAGGAGTAGAGTGTCTGCATACTGTGCCTCCGGGAACACTTGTATTATCACCATTACAGTTGCTTCTTGTATAATCTACTGTCAAAGAACCTACTGTGCCATATGATTGGAATTTTGTACTTCTATTACTTGCATTTGTCCACCATCCTCTAGCAAAACTTTCTACAGGAACAGTTGTACCGTCAAATCTAGTAGTAAGTCTAGATGCTGAATCCGCATTAAAGTAATCTGGATCTATATAATAAGGAGCATCTAATACTATATCTAATAGATCGCATGTACCATTACCGGGTAATAAATTACCACCTACGTAATCAGCAGGTGCAGGAGCGCCTGTGCAGTTGTTTTGGAACTCTGGATGTCCTATCCAACCTCCACCATCATCTGCAACAATTACATCTACATCCTTTCCTGTACCAAGTTGTTGTATTTCTACATCAGCAACAAAATTATCTGCATAACCATTAGCCACCCAAGGGTCTAATTTTTGCATACATCTCCATATTTGATAACCAGTTCTATTTACATGCGAAACATTTAATGTATTAGATACTTCAAATTCTCTATAAACTTTGACAGATCCTGAATATCTATTAAGGAGTTCAGGGCGAGTGGCATATATCTCATCTGGAGGGGGAGCATACGTTTCCGGATACTTCATGTAATCAATGTTGATAAATTTTACTCTGGGATCTACTTTTAAGGCTGTTGCTTCATCGTCTGTAAGCAAATATGATCCTCTTGTAGGACTATGTAACTTTTCATCTTCAACTGTAACTTGTCTACTAGGTACAGAGTCATAGGTATTGCCATCTGCTATTAATTCTGCATGTAATTCAATCCATTGCTCTGAAGTGTGTGTTCCTAGCTGGTAGTACTTTTCACTCATAACTTCCCCTTAAATCAAATTGGCCCATGAACCGTTTTCATATCCTTGAAACTTGTTATCAGTTGTGTTGTAAATTATGTCTCCATTAGAGGGTGTAAGAGCATTCCGTTGTGTCGTTGTAACATTCAGCATTTGGAATGGACCAGTTGTTGCTTTTATTCTTGTGCCAGCGTTTAATTCTATTTCGTTGTCTGAAAAAATTTCAGGAGTTCCTGATCCTGTAGTGTTAAGCGATCCAGCAACATTTAAATTATTGTTGACTACAAGATCATTTTCAACAGTCAAATCACTACTCATTGTTATAGCTGGAGTTACTACTATGCCACTACTATCACTAGAATCTATTGTTGTTCCTGTGAATGTAATAGATCCAAGTGATGGAACAGATGGAATTTCAGAAAAATTTGCAAGTTTATTCCAACTACCACCGTGAGCAAAATACATTGCCCCGTCTGCATGGCTGTGTCCTATTGCGCCATGGTATGTAGTAGCACTTGGAAATGCGGCTTGATTAGCATAATAAAAAGGAATAACAGCTGATGTTGTAGTAGTTGCACCTCTTGCTAATACAGTTGATAATGTGTCTGATTCACTTGTAAGATAACTGCTTAAATCTGGTGGTGTAAAAGTAAACACACCTGTTGAATTATCGTATGCTATTGATCCTGAACCACTTGCACTTGCTGGTGATCCTACACTTAGGCTATCCAATGCAATACCAGTTCCACTGGTAATTGTAATAGTTTTGGTTGCACCATTGCCAGTAGCAGTAACACCTGCTCCTACAAAATTTAAAATTGTGCCGGACGATGTTAAATTTGAACCTTCGTCTTGTATGGTAATTCCAGCGCCGCCGCCTCCACCGCCACCTGTTTGATCGCCTGGTTCATATCTACCTAAACTTGCATTATAAATTAACACTTGATTGTTTGTTGGTGCAGTAGATCCTACATTATCTAAACTTTCTATTGTTGTTTTTAAAGTAGGCTTATTGGTAAGGTCAACGTAGCTTCCACTAAACAATGATGGCTTATTAGATAAGCTATTGTAATCACCTGTAAATGCTGTGCTATGAAATGATTGTCCTCCTATAGTTGCACTAGAACTATCTATAACTAGACTATTTGCACTTAACGCTCCAGACGCTGTAATATTCACTGCATTAACAACATTATTTCCAGTAAGGTTTAAATCATCTCCTGAAGGTAATTCCTTTATTTTATTGTTATCTGCTGTATCTATTATTAGAGGATATCTTGTCGCCATTTTGTTTTCCTATTTACTATATTTAGTGTAGATCTGCCCAACCTGCTGTACTGTCATTGTTTGCGTCTGCGGCATAACCTTGAAATTTTCCTGTAGTTTTATTATATACTAGTAATCCTTCGGCTACTGTAAGTGCGTCTATTTGTGCTTGTGTCAACATAGGTGGTTTAAAACTGCTTGGTTCAGTTGGTCCTACTATTTTACCTGCAACACCATCTACTAGTAATGTACTATCATCTGCAAACAAACTTCCTGTGACATCTGCATCTACTTTAATACTAGCACCGTTAACAAGTAAGTTTCCTGAACTATCTGCTTGAAGTCTAGCATTACCTAAATATATAAAATCTCTTACATATAAATCAGACCATTTTTTAGTTGATGAACCTAGTGCAAAGCCGCCGTCTGTGGTTGGCACCATGTTAGAACCTATGCTATCTAAATCTAAAGTAGTAGAAGCATACAGTTCATTAAAGTTATCATTAATTTTATCAAATGCTGTTCTTAAAGGATCGCCATCTCCTTTGTTTGCACTAGTACCAATGTTTATAAGTTGCTTAGCCATTACACTCTCCCTACTAGAACTTCAACAACGCCATATCCGTCGTCATCTTTTGTACCAATTGCTTTACCTATAACTGTACCTACCACTGGGTTATTATCTACTATCCCGTGACCTTCTATTGCACTAGTAACAATTATATCACCTTTCTGTACTTTACCTAGTACCTTACAAGGTACTCTACCTTGAAGTGCTACAGCAACAACATGATCACCTTGTAAGTCGCTGTTCATTAAGTGTGCAGGATGTTCTGAAACAACACCTACTACCTTTCTATCGCCTTTGTAAATAGTTGTTGTTACTTCTTGTTCACCACCTAGTACTAATACTGTACCACACTCGTACTCGTTGTCTGCCAAGTAATTCTCTGCCAAGTCAGCATATTGTGCTGAAGTTGCTGTTCCACTAAACGTACTTGCATAAACAGTATTCCATTTTAAACTTCCGCCACCTAAGCTTCTTGTATTATTACCATCAGGTACTAAGTTACCTGTTATTTCAGTAGCAGTAGAATTTGTCTTTAATCTTACTGATCCTCCTGTGACAAATAGTATTGTATCAGCGGCTGAGTCTGCAAATCCTGTTCCTGCACCTATTGATATACCTGTACCACTAGCATCCTTTTCTCCTGGAGCTTCTATGAATGAACTATATATCCAATCAACACCTAAGAAGCTGTTACTTCCAAAACTAGATGCTGTTTGGAAATTACTTTCTGCACCAGTAAATCCTGTTTCTCCGATGTCTAAGTTACCAGGCATACTTACTGTGATGCTAGAAGTTCCTGATGCTTCTAATATTGTAGCTTGTCCTGGAGTCTTAACCTGTAGTGTTGTACTGCTTAATCCTAAAACTTCATAAGTAGCATCTCCGCCTAAAATTAATGCTTCTGCTTGTATAGCGCCAGCTTTTATACCTGTACCTGCAGTTTTTCTTAAAACTACTGTGTCACCTGTTGAGGCATCACTTAGTGATTTTGCACTATAAGTTGAAGCCGCTGTTCTAAGTAAAACATCTGTTCCACTTGAGTAAGCTGGGAATTCACTATCTCTTATTGCTCCACCTTCATCTAATACAGTATCAAATGTTATTGCACTTACAGCACCATCACCTGCTACACTTCTACCCAAAACTCTATCTGTGCCAATGTGTGTTATCTTACCAGGATCAATACCATCTGTTGTACCTGTTGCTGTTTGTAATTCTATAAAACCATTTGTAGCATCAAACTCATCTGCTTTAAATGCCGCTAGTCCTAAATCTGATTGCGAAATTCCACTTGCACTTGCAATAGTTCCTGCCGCAGTCATGTTTAGTTTGCTTTGAGCAATCGCCGCTCCTGCATTTATATCTGCGTTTTCAATACTACCAGTTTCGTAATTTAATGAATACTCATTTACTGTAGCTGTTTTATTAACTACTAGGGCAACATCACTTCCTGTTGCTTTTGATACGTGTGTATATTCGTTGTATCCAACACCATTACTACTAAAGATTACATGCTGTGAAACTCCGTTGGTTAATGTTTGTCCATTTGAAAAAGTACCACTTGTAGCACTATAAATAATCTTTCTTACACTTCCTAATTGAGAATCTGTATAAGAACTTATTGTAACAATAGTTCCAGTATCACTGCCACCTGAAAGAGTATTGTTAATTACATCTCCTGCTACAAATCCGCTACCTACAGTAGGTGGTCCTGTATATAATATCTTGTTACCTGTTGCAACAAGCATTTCGTTTGCGCCTGGAGAAGTTGTATCAAAGTCTCTTTGGTTATCTATTCTATTATAAGATTCTGTATTGTCATCGACATAGTTCTTATTTGTAGCATCTGTGCCACTTGCAGGATTTGATACGTTTTGAACAAGGTTTGACCCCATGTCCAAGTTACCTTCCATATCACTTAGTCCATTAAGCGGTAAAAAGCCTGGTCCTATTCTATTTGAACTTCCTGGAATTTGTGCACCTGATTTAATATTAAATCCTAATGCTCTATTAATATAGTTTCCTATTGCTTTTTCGGTAGGTACTGCTTGACCTGAATCGTCTGCAAACGAATCGTCTGCTGAGAATTCGTTAATTGTAACACCTTTCTTAAATCCAAGTGCATTAGCATTTGAAAGTCCTATTTCACCTGCAAAAGTAATATCACCAGTTGCTTGGTCTACACTAAAGAATTTACCTACACGGAAGAATCCGTTTTGATCTGTACTTACAAAGAAAACCCTACCTTTTCGTCTTTCCCAAACTTGAGATGATGTTGCAGTATTTGCATCAGTATAAAATTCAGCCAATGTGTTAACCGGGTCACCTAAGATAACATTTGGATAGTTTGAATCGTTAAATCCTCCTGTACCTATTTGTGTAAAGTCGTGTCCTGTGGCTCTAAGTAGGGATATAGAAACTGTAATCTCTCCAGTTGCACCTTGTGCCGCACCTGCTGTCAACGTTCTTGTAGAAGCCGGAACAACTTCGTGTACTCCGCCACCACTGTAACCAGCTGTATCAATATTGCTTCCTGCTACCTCACCTATGTCAATAAATGCCCACACATTGTCTGTAATAGCTTGTGTTGGTACACTATTTGCTCCTAATGCACCACTTCCACTTGCAGTAATTGTATTTGTAGTATCAAACGTTCCAACTACATCGTAAAGGTAATGTGTTGTGCCAGTGGCACTTTTTGCAACCTTTGCTGTAGCACCTGATGTAGCCTGTGTTAATGTTTCGTCTTTGACTATACTTACACTTCCAGTTGTTTTTAATTCTGCTACTGTATTATAATCTAGTACTCTATGTGTTTTAGCTTTCCAAAGGAATCGCATTCCACCTGCATACCCTGCATCTCCTGGTACCCTTGCTGGTTGTACTGAAGAGTCTTTTACAATTCTAGCAGTATCTGAGAATGTATCAGTACCGCTATTAATAGTGATTGTTGTTGGAATACTAGAGGCTCCTAATCCACCACTTGTACTACCTTGTAAGATTCCTGTTTTATTGTATGTACCAGTAACTCCAGATAACACAATTAAATCGCTAGTTGAAACTGTGTTTACAACAGTACCAGATCCAGTAGATCCAGTTTGTGTAAGCGTTTCTCCTGCAGTAAGTGATATGTTTCCTGTTGTTTTAATGATCACGGTACCTGCTGTACCTGCAATGAGTGGACTTATTGCAATTCGTGTATCACCTTGTGTAGAACCATAACCACCTGTCAGGTGTGAAGTTGCAACTTCCATTTGTACAAAATCATATCCTGCTTCAAATGTACTTAAAATTTTGTTAGAACCTAATGGTTGACTAAAAGCATCAGTATTTTGGAATGAAATACTTCTATATGTTGCACCATCACTTTCATCAAAGTTAATAGCTGTACTTGGTCTTGTAACCAGTTCTGCTGGACTATTTACATTATCAAATTGATGTTGGAATCTATCTCTATATTCTATGACTGTGTTATTACTTACTATTGCTTGTAGTGTACCATAAAAGTTATCAGCTTCTACATCGTCTGCTTTAAGATCTAATTTATAAATTAAGTTGTTGTGTGTTGCTGTATTTGTTGAACCAACTATAGATGCAATCTGTAACGTAATGTCATTTGTTGGAGAAGCATTTGTACCACCAAACGCTGTGCCTAATACTTTTATTTGATCACCTACAGCATAACCTTGACCTTTTGTTGTGACTGTATATGTTGCTGAAGGAGTGCCTGGCAATCCGCCAGTAACTGAAATATCTAATTTCATTCCAGATCCACTACCTGTAAGAGTAGTTGTTGCCGCTCCTGTAATTGTGTATGGAGCACTTGGATCAGCAGTTAATGTTCCTGAAGCTGAACCTACGGTCAATGCACCACTAATTATTAAATCACTACCTTCGCCAAGTATTCCATCACCGTCTGCGTCACTTAGGTTTGTTACACTTGCCACAACGTAATCTAGTGTTCCTGTAGCGCCTCCATGATCAATAGTTATTAAACTTTGGGCAGTAGGAGGTCTTTTAAAATCATAAACTGTAATGCTTGGATCATCAAGTGCGTTTTGATATGTACCATCTACGTATGCTTTGATAGGCATAACCATATCGTGTGTCAAAGTAACCTGATCTGGAATCTCGTTCGGATCAGCACCTTCTGCTATTAAGCCGAATTTACCGTATCCATTTGAACCGTTTAGTGATCTAATTTCAGAACCGTTATTTGCATAGTATGCCGCATGACAGTAGTACGTGAACATACTAACCATTTCAGATAAAGCACCGTTGTTAGTAACAAGTCCGTATCCTAAGTCGTTAACTTGTGTAAAGTCGTTACCCAATATACTTCTGTTACCAGCTGTTTGTAAGAATATATCTCTTGATACTGAACTGTCATCAAATTGTGTTTGATCGTACCCTGTTCCGCTGTTAGAGTTTGCATCTAAATATAGTGTTGCTGTACCTTGTCCTTTATCGTAATCAGATATCGCGTTAACTTGGTAACGTCTACCTTCTACATAAAATGGACATGGTAATTGTGGAGGACGTAGTCTTAGTCCTTCTCCTACATCACTTTGGACAGTAATCTTAAAGTTGTTTACCTTAGTCAAAACAGTAGTAGGTAAGTTACCTACATATGCATCAACATACATACCGCCTCTAAATGCTTGTTTGTTTAATGTTTGTGAAAAACTAGATGCAGTTTGTATGTAAGGTGATTTGACAAGTACTTGTCCTTCAGGGTCAAGAACACACATAAATCCACCGTGTCCTCTACAGGTAACGTTTCTAATAATAGTTTGATCACCCATCATAAACACGTCTAGTTCATCATTACGTAAAGGTGGATTGTATTCAACATTAAATACGTAACATATATTATCAATCAAGTTGCCAACTAATGTACCTGTGCCTGCTTCTGCGGCTCCTAAACTTATATCTGGAGTTTCTTTAGATAATACAGAAGCCTGTCCAGCTGTATAAGTTCCACCATAATCAATAGCGTTGGAAGTTGCACTCTTAAATGTGTGAGTATACTGATTTCCTGTCGGAGATGAACCAACGTTAATAGTAAATGTTGTTCCAGTTGTTGCTGTAATTGTTCTTTGTGTTTGGTATGCAGGATCCTGTGTAGTTACGGAACCTGCAGTTGCACTAACAAATGTATGTGTATCTATGTTAGTTGACGGAGTTACAGCTAAGACATTTACTTGCACATCACTGTTTGTAACTGCGGTAATAGGCAACTCTGTTCCAAAAGCTGGATCAGCAGTACCTGAATTTACACCAGTACCTGTTGCTCTAGGATAAGTCTCTGTTCCTCCTGAACCGTAAGTACAACTAAATGTTAAACTATTCGCCGCTATTCTAATTTTCTCATTTATCTTTAAAGAGTGAGCTTTTTTGACACAGTTGGTTGCCGCGGTTATAAATGTATGTGCATATTGCTGTCCTTCTGCAGAAGGACCTACGTTCACTTTAATTGTTGTTCCTCCTATAGCCATAATAGGAAGTGCTTTATTTGAAGCAGGGTCTGACGGTCTAGGATACGTATGGTTGCCCGGTGCCAGTGTACAGGTAAATGTTATGCCATTGTCATCAATCATTACATAGTCGCCTACTGAAAATGTATGAGATCCTATATTAATCTCCATATCACCAGTTGTAGGTTCGTATGTTGCACCAGTTGGTGTAAACTCTTCAGGAGTAAATAATCTTAAATTTAATACGCCCGATGAAGGATTATATGTTGTTCCTGTTGTAGGTGTAAAACTTCTTATTTGTGGATAACTTCTTGTAACATTGAAGTCATCTGAGTTACATATGAAACTTAATCCGTTGTTATCAACTTTGACTGTTTGGCCAACTTTAAGATTGTGTGATCCAATATTAACTTGTAAGTCGCCTGTGCTTGAATTATACTTTGTAGGCATTCTATATTTTGTAACACAGTCTGCTGTAGTTCCGCCTGAGTCAAAAGTATGCGGATATACATCAGCTAAATTAGAAGCACCAACATTAACTGTTATTGTATTTGTATCTGCGGCAGATACCCTTATAAATCTATTGTAAACTGGATCTGTTGTTCTTGGATATGTTTTAACAGCAGTATTACCGTCTTGTGTACAAGTAAATGCAATACCGTTTGTGGCGATAGTAATTAAGTCATCAACAACCAAATTATGATTGTTCATTGTTAAAACCATATCTCCTGTGTTACCATTATAGGTAGCTCCAGTCGGTGTATCTGTTCCTATATTATCACCAGCTACTGGTGTAAATTGTGCTATACTATCTGTGTAAGTAGGTGCAACCCCACTTAGCAAACTGTTAGCAAGTAAACTAATATTTTGTATAGCATCTTCTGTAGCTGTTTCCTGTGTTGAGTCGCCTAGTTGAGTAAGGAGTTCGGTATATCCAAGTTCATGATATGACCCTTGTGTTTCTAGAGCTCCTTCTTGTCCACCGTTGGTTAAATCCTTAATAAGGGCATCAACAATCATTCCTGTGTCTCTACGACACTTTGCTTCGCTGTATACTAGTAACGGAAATCTATCAGCTATAAGTTGTATAGTTTCTTCAATGATATAATCTCTGTTAGCTTTCATAACAGCCGCGGCAGTTGTATAGTTTCCAACATTAGTTATTGCACTACCAACATTAATTGGTTTTTCAGGTCGGTACAGATAATGGAAACCGAATTTACCTTGTTCTGTTCCTTCCTGATTTAGGAAAGGAGTACCACCTTTTGCTACTTGTAATCCGTCAAATTCGTTATCTCTGTAAAAGTAAGTCTGTGCCCATTTACTTTGTGACACTCTTGCTTGTCTTGAATCCTTTTCTGTCTTAGGTTTTATAATTACTCTTCTAAACTCATCACCTTTTAATGAAACATTATTGCTAAGTTTGATAGGATAATCTTCTTCATAAATACCTGTTTCTACCCTAATTGTAACTTGCTTATCTTTTACAAAGTTTCCAAATTCTATATCTTCCTCAGCTTCAAAATCCTTAGGGGACAACAGATGTACTTCAATCATGGTTGGATTAGGTTCTGCCAATCCTGTTACTGGATCTATTCCAGACTCAGCACTGACATCATTTGTGAAACTAACAATCTGTCCCAGAGCTTCAGAACGTCTACCCCTAACTACCTTACCTGGTAACAAGTCTGTATTGTTAGGATTAGTTTGATCAACATACGATGAAGAGCCGTTTGTTAAAATAATTTTGTATGTGCTTCCATAAACAATGTCTGCTCCTGCATCAATTCCATTGTTTATAATAGTTTTAATTAATTCCCATTTATCTGAAATAGCTGTAACTGCACTAGTATCAGCATCAGTTGCTTTTGTTAGTGTACCGCCTGAAGTATATGTAGCAAAACCTGTACCATCTACGGCGTTTGAAGTAACAAAACCACCTGAAGTCCAAGCACCATAAGCTGTACCGTCTACTGAACTTGTTAATCCTACATCGGTATAAAGATCAAACTGTGTTGAGTTGGCTACACTTACATAAAACTTAGTTTGATTTAACTGAGTCATTCCATTAACTTCAGTTATTGCTATTGCATTTCCATTTGATAAACTGTGTGCCTCTAATGTAGTAATTCTTACAGGATTTGCCTGTGTTGCACCTGAAATTGTTTTTTGATTAAATGCAGTACTATATAGATCTAATGTACTTGCATCTACCCTTCTTGCTGTATAGCTATTCCCGTTTAAATTAGTCATTCCTCCTACACTATTAATTGTAATAGTATCGTTGGATTCAACAAAATGTGAAGCTGATGTTGTAATTCTTACAGGATAAGTTTTAGTAGCAGTAGCAAGATTAACTAGGCCATCGTCAAAATATTGTGCTTCATCTACTTGATATATCAAACCTGCAATACCACCTGATGTAAATCCTGTGAATGCACTTGTATCGTATGGTAGTGTTAAAGCCGCATCATTATATAATTC